ACATGCTTTTAATGGTTCTGGGCCTGGTGCTTTGCCTCCTGTCGTGATGAGTGCTGCACCTTTCTCTCGTATGTCCCTGTAATCGAAGACAGGTTGTTGCTTACCCAGAAAGTACGCCTCAACAAGCACTTTGATTGCATCAGCCCACCCTTCGATACTATCCCCAATGAGAAATCTTCGAGACTCCTCTTGACATCCTCGTACAGCTGGAAGCTTATCCACCCACAATTTTTGAACTGAGTAGCCTCCTCCAGTACCTCCAAGGAGAAGGAACATAAGCTCACTGAATCCGTCAATGTGATCGATTGGCAAGAAGGCACAGTTATAGATCCTGTTGTTCGCAACTTCAATTGGTCTTCCTCCAAACTGTAATGACCGCATGGACGGTAGAACTTTCTTCTCGTAGACATGCTTATAAGCTTCCTCTATCTCGTCTTTAATGTCTGGATATTTACGCTGGTGCATCTCCTTGTTACGTGTTACAAGTTCTTCCCAACTCTCTCGTCTTCCTAAGTCTTCTCTATACTTAGCATACTTATTAAAAACTGTAATGTCACTCAAAATTTTATTACTTCTATTCACCAAAAGCCTCCATAATATTTGGTTCTCCAACAATAACATTTCCATCCACTACCATAGCAGGGACAGATCTAACACTTAGCTCTCTGGCTAATTCTAAGCCCTCCTCAGTGTCTATGTCAACATACCTATACCCTACCCCTCTGTTGTCCAGAAAACGCTTCACACGTCCACAGGGAGCACACCAAGCTGCTCCTATTAACCTATTCTTCTCCATCTTCTTCCTCTTCCCCTTGTTCCTCAATGTATGCCTCTATAATAGCTTCTACTTCTGATGAGTTTAAGTAGAGGTCTTTCCCATTTAATATCTCTTCCACTTCTACAGGACTAAAGAACCTGCCATACACTGTTTGGTAGATGTGAGCTAGCCTGTCTGCTGTAAACTGTGCAGACTTCAAGTTCTCATTAATCTTACCAATGTTACCACCACTACCGTCATGTAACATAACCTCACAGAACTCCCCTATGAGGAAGGTATGGCCTGCAAAGAATATGAGAGAGCCAGCACTAGCCACTTGCCCATCAGCACATGTAATCACTGTAGCCTTACATTGAGCTATAGCATGTATAATCTCTACAGCTGTGTTTAAGTAGCCTCCCGGTGTGTTCAGATGTATCATTATAACATCAGTCTCACTAGAAGTATATAGCGTGTCTAGCAAATCTACATACTCCTCACTGTCCCCTATCTCTCCATGAATGTAGAAATGATAGGTGATTACATTAACTTGTGCTCTCATATAGTCTTTGTACAACTTCATGCTGCTCTCTCCCATTCATCAAACGCACGTATCCACGTCTTACATTGTTCACTTCTCATAATATCACCATACCCAAACTCAATGGTGTGCACTGACAAGTCACAATAGTCTATCATTTGTATCAGTTCAGCCAGTCCACTTCCTTTAAACTTAGGACTTATCTGAGCTATGTCACCACACAACACCACTTTACTATACTTTCCTGTCCTTGTCAAGAAAACTTTTAGCTGTTGGAAGGTCATGTTCTGACACTCATCGACTATGATGAAGGTGTCGTTGAAGGTAAGACCTTGTATGAACTCAAGAGGCATATAGGTAAGTCGTCCATGCTTCTCTAAGTTCTCCTGATAACTCTTATTAATACCATGAGCTTCAAAGTTCTGCTGTATAGGCCTCACCCAAGGATCAATCTTCTCCCTCTCAGTCCCCGGAAGGAAGCCACTTTCCTTAGCAAAGGAGACATTAGGCCTAGTAACCAACATCTTCTTCCGTTTGTCCTCTAGCCATTCAACACCAGCTCCTACAGCTCCATAAGTCTTACCTACACCAGCTGCTCCATAAGCTATTACAGGCATAAGTGCTTTGTCTCGTAATGCTAGGTCGTACAGTTTATGATTTTTAGTTGTCATAAATATTCTCGCTTCAAATAGTCCAAGGATAGTTCACAAACATCAGCTCCTCCGTCCCTTACTTCGTTCAGCTGTATAATACCTCTCCAATGCTCATTACCTTGTGGCCCCATATAACTTTCATCATGCTCATAGAAAGCTCCAGCTACAATGCCTAGACGCTTAGTACCATCAGACAAGTAGTGCTTACTCATCTTGTATGTCTGCTGATGGCCCATTACGAATGAGAAACCAGCATTCTTAAGCATCGTATCCATCTGTCCTGATAGTGGTGAGCCCTTCATACTATGAGGATTCTGTATGAAGTGACTAAACCTAATGCCTTCTATGTTCTTTATCTGTAAGTATGGTACCACTTCAAACCCCAGTCCTTCTAGGAAGTCTGTTGTCTTGTCCTGTAAGAAGCCCTCTAGTATTGGGTGCTCCTCTATCAACCTAGGTATACGTACTTGAGGGTCATGATTCCCTACAATGTAAGTGAGTTTAGGTCTGTACAGTTTCTTCTTGTGGCGCTTACGCTTACCATTTTGCTTAATAGTAGGAAGCATAAGTTCCAACATAGCGTTATTGCCAGCTTCTAAGTCTTCCTTAACCTTCATACCTTCAGCTTCTAGGTTACTATTAAACCTACTGAGAGAAGGCATGTCCCACCAATCTCCTAGAACAACAATGTGATCAGGCTTATGCCTTACAATGTAGTTACCTGCTGCACGTATGTGGTCTGTTGGTGTTCCTTTACACACTTGTGTATCAGGAATTACTAATAGTTTCATGTCAACTCCTTAGTCTCTAGCCCCCTGTTAAGCTCAGCTCTAACTGTCTCTAAGCCTTTCTTCTTAATAGCCTGTACCAACATAGCCACTACTATCTGCTCCTCCCCAAGCTTCTCTAAGTAGCCTGTAGCGTCTCTGTCTCTCCCCTGTTCCTTAAGGTTGTTGACAGTCATTAGTCTGTTCCAAGCCCTATGTCCAGGACTCTTAATGTTATTAAAGAGGCTTAGCTCTTTGTAGTAGTTCTGTTCATTCGCCATCTGATTTCTTCTCCTTCCTATACTTTGCTCTAAGTGCCGCTTCTTCCTTACTCTTCTCATCGTGACATGCCTTGCACAGTAGTTGTAAATTATCTATTTCACAGAACATACGCTCTATGCATGAGTCCCAACTGATCCATCCAGTGACAGGAACTATAGGTTCAATGTGGTCTACAAACACATTCTTACTCCTCTTAGCTCCGTCCTTTACTGTGGCTGGAACTTCTGCTCCACAGCCTTCACATTTATATAAACCTCTTCCTATCCTAGCCCTCTTAAGGCAGTCTTGTATAGGTGCCCACTTCCTAGTAGCTCCTCTCAGTTGATTCTTAATGAAACTCTTCCACTTAGCTTCAGTCCAACGTCCTCCACATCTAGTCTTAGGGCCACTAGGTCTTGGCATTATATATCAACTCCTCGGCACTTGTCAATAAGTGCATAGCTATTAAGAACCAATCATGATCATTTTGTTCCATCTACTCCCTCCAAAATATTTTCTAGTAAAAATTCCTCTGTCTGCATCTCATAAAGTACAGGCTCACCTTCATCATCTAGCTCAGTTACCATCCACAACAAATCTATTTGCTCTCGGAGGTAGGCATACCAACCATCTCCAAGCTTATCTGCATACCTTTCGGCAACGGCTCTGAACATATCACTCTCACTTGATTTACCTTTAAGTAACTCATATGCGAGTCTGGGCCCACCTCTAGGCAAACCGGGAATGTTATCAACTGAGTCTCCTGTGATAAGCTGTGAGTAGAAAAACTTACTACCCTCTCCTGTGAGCTTGTTCTTTCCTTCGTCATAATGTAGCTCTCCAATTTTATCGACACGCTTAGGCCCATACTGTAGTTGCTTACCACAAGGCCAACCAAAGTGCATACCTTCCACCATCCTCAAGTCCTTATCTCTAGTGCAGATAATTGTGGTTAGTGGTGGTGCTTGTGTCTGTTCTATTGCTAATAAATCATCTGCTTCCATACCATTTGCCACTCTCACGTCATAATTATCAAGCATGTAAGCTCTGATATTCTCCCTGTGAAAGGGCTTCTCTTGTTTACGTTGGCCTTTGTATGTCTTACTCTTGGCTACGTCTATGCGGAAATTAGGCTTGTATTCGACAGGAGATAGTCCCTGCCGCTTACGTTGCCTGTTCCACATCCTATTCAATGTTGAGTCATTGGTTAAGAAGAGAATGCTGGGCTCATCTGCCCAACACTCTGCTTCAATCTCCTTTATCTTCTGATCGAGGAGCTCAGCAACAAAATCAAACTCTCTGATTTGCTTCTCTCCATCATCGTCATAATACTCACCACTGAAACCAAGCTCATAAACTAAAACATCGGCATCAATTAAGCATTGCATGTTTAGTCCTTATGAATAGTGTGCTCATTAAGCTCTAAACCATCCCTACTACTATCATACTCTACTCTGTCCAAGTAGGTTACAAACATTCCCTTACTATCTTCTGGCATGAAGAACACGAAGGTGTGAACAGCTCCTGTAGTTGGGTCTGGAACTGTTGTCACAGAATTGACCCAACCTTTAGTGCCACTCTCCAACCCAGAGTCTTCAAACCCTGAGTTGTTTGTTAGTATGACAGGACTTCCTACTTTAATCTTATCCCCTACCATTCTACATCTTCCTCCTCTACATCACTCTCTGGCTCACTAGAAGCCCCTGTAAGAGCTTTCTCAAGCTCACTACCAGCATACTCCAAGTTATCTTTAATCTTGTCCTGTATCCACTCAGGAAGGCTGTTAAACACCTCTACATCTGGATCATCAAGATCAAACACCTTGCCCTCATTCTTAAGCTCAGGAGCTTTAGCTGAGTCTTTAGAGCGCATAGCACTTAGTGCAGCAATGTTGTTATACACCTTACCTACATTCTTACCCTTGCCAGCATTCTGTACGATGGAGGCATTAGCAGCAACACCTACTAGCTGAGTGAAGTCACCATCAAGAGACTCACTAGGGTCAAGAGCATAGTAACGTTGTGTAGACTTAGCCTTCTCTGCCTGTAGAGATCGTAGTGGCAGTGTCTCAGATAACCAACGTGGCTTATCCTCGTCCTCATTACCATTCTCATCTACACAAAACTCGTCTAAGAACTCATACGTAATCATCAGCTCATATGCTGGTGGTTTCTCTTGTCCCTGATAAGGACGTTGATTCTGTAAGCCAAGGTCAATGACCTGTGCTACTCGTACTGGATAGGTGCCTGACTCAATAGGAGCTTGTGCAGCTCCAGACTTGTTACCACCAGTGTGCTTCATTTTCTTTGCATTTAAACCCATATTATATTTCCTCTTTATATTGTTTAGTGTTGAAAAATCTTTGTGTAACTTTATTGTTAGCGTAAGCTCTCCTGTTTAACAGCTGTGCAATCTAAACTTTCAATTGCAGTGAAGATTGGATTAATTTTGTACCAGACACCCCCTCCGAGAACAAGGGCGATTAACACTACTGGTACGATAGTTTCTTTAATCGTAGTCATCCTGTTTTCTCCTAATGTATTTCACTGTAGTTTACACCGAACTGGACATCAATGTCAAGCTCTCTGTTTAAATTAAGTTGTTTATTTGTAGCATCAATGGCTACACGTAGAGCTTTTTCTGCTCTGTCTTTATTCTCCTCCTTTAAGAGTCCAATAACTTCATCATGAAACTGTCCAATGAGAGGAAGCTTTGACTTCCGAACATTGCCCACCCACGTATCAAAGCACCATACTCCTG